CAGCCGCCAGCGCTGGCAAACATCGGGTTGTTAATTACAAACCCTACCTGTCCACCAAAATTCTCCACGAAATCTATGGTGGCTTCTTCGAGGAAAGGAATGCTATCCGCATCCATCAACAGGTTGACGCCATCTAGGTTCATGACTGTATCGTCGGCCTGCGTCTCTTTTTCCATGGTCAACATGTACTGAACGCCGCCGGACTCCGCAGGCATCGCGATCACTCGCAGGGAGCTATCCGTTTCCCCTTGCTCCTGCATAACTTCCTTAAGTTTCTCTACGGCTAGTGTGGTGACTTCCATATATTAACGCTCCTTGTCATTCACTCAAGTAGCGAATCACGCAGTAGATTTGGTCAATTCAGGCTATCACACGGGTACATATGAGTCAACGATGATGGCACCCGTTTACGCGAGTTTCGGTGGGTGTTGTTTCATGGTATTGGAAAGGGGGTTCTACGGTTTATCAGGTTCCTAGCCGCCGACGTTACCAGGCTGGAATCCCCCTCTCTAAGCTCAGTATCAATAAGTTAACCGGGTTGGCAGCCAGGCCAACGGGCCGTATTTTCGAAAGGGACAGACCCCGACGTGGGTCTGCCCCTTTCTTTGCTTTCTGGCGGCGCGACTAGGAACATCGTACGTATCAGGAAGCTGAAGTTTGACTGGGACAGGCTTGGGGGTATGGGAACGAGATAGGCTGCTGGAAGCGTTGGACTCCTACTAGCGAGGTCTTACACAAATGGACGGAATGTCATGTTGGGCCGGTCGAGAGGGAAGGGGACTTGCCGAAGGCCTTTGTCATCTCCACCGACGAAGTTGACCGCCATGGCGGCGTGATACAGGCCCAAGGATGGCAACTGGATGACTACCTGAACAACTCGGTGTTTCTTTGGGCGCACGATTACTCTCGACCGGTCACGGAGGTGTGGCATGAGCCCCATCACCTCATTGCCAGGATGAAGTTCGCGCCCACCGACTTCGCCCAAGAAGTCGTCGTGTTGTACCGCACCAGATTTCAAAAGGGTGTGTCGGTGGGGTTCAAAGCCCTGCGATACGAAGACTGCTGCCACGAGAAAACCAGAGCGTTCCTGGGGATCCGTTTCCTGGAGCAGGAGTTGCTGGAAACCAGCGCAGTACCCGTTCCCGCCAATCGTAACGCCCTTACCTGCGCTCTGGAGCAAGCTCCGTTGGTTGGAGAGTACCTGCGCCGGATCGATGCCATCGAACATGCGGCCGGAGGCCCATCGCATGACGGGAATTCTTCCAACGTTAGTGGGGCTGAACTGGTATGGCCGGAGTTGACGGCCAGAGTGGATGCCCTAGGCAAGATGGCCAGCGAATTGGCTCAGATGCTGGAGGAGGCGGAGCAATCAGCCGGCTCCCCGGCATCCATGCGGCAACTGGACCGAGTGGTGGCGTTGACCCGGGAAGCCTGCGCCTAAAAACCCAGCGCCACTAGAGAACACTATCATGCGTGGAGGTAGAAATGACCATAGCGACTCTACATCTAGACTTAATCAAAAAATAAGTGGCTTCGATACGGGAATATTACCAGTCTCGAATGGACTCGGAGATATCGCCCCTTAAGGAAGAAGTAGACCGAGTTGCTGCCCAGCTTAACCATGTCCATGAGATGTGGTGGGACGGGGAAAAGCGGGCGATCTTATTCAAGTACTCGGGCGGCGACCGGTCCCGCGTGCTCTATGGCAAGTACACCGGCTCGGACCACTTGGACGCGGCTTGCGTTCGTAGCCTGCTGAACGCTCAGCTTCGGGAGCCAGCCAGCCTGAACCCGCATGCTGGAGGACTGGCAGACGAATATCGAGGCAGCCATGGACTCCACCACCTCAGGCAGCAGCGACGAACTGGTGGACACCCAGGAGGCTCGGGTGCTTTGGGACGACGTCAACCTGGAAACCGCCGTGGCCCCGCTGTTCAACACGATACAGATGCCTAGTAACCCCTTCCAGATCCCTCTGCAGTTGGGCGACGTCAACTGGTACCCCGGTACGGAGAACGTGGCGACCAAGAGCACGGCTGTAGCTACTGCACGCCAAACTCTTACCACCTACGAACTCGTTGCCGAAGTCCCGTGGTCCTACTACCTGGATGAAGACGCTGTCATCGCCATGATGGAGGATTTGGGCCGTAAACTCGGATACGACGACTACCAATAAAGTCAATGCCGAAGGGGGACGATCTCGACCACCGACGTCGGAAAAGGCCACTGGTTGGTGGGTTTCGACGGTCTGCTGCATCAGCCCTTGTTGGACAACACGAGCCAGGCCAACAACCACAACGCCGCCGTTTCCGACGATATGTTCAATGAGATTCGGGCCAAGCTGGGGAAGCAAGCTAGGGAGGTATGAAGGCCGACCTTCGGAATTGGTGTACGTCTGCGACATCAACACCTTCATCCGTTCCCTCAGCGTGGGCAACTTCCGCACTTTGGATGAGTTCGGCCCCCAGGCGACTCTGTCAACCGGCCAACTGGGCGCAGTGAAAGGCATACCAGTCATCGTTTCAGAGCAGATGGCCTTGGCAGACACCGATGGCAAGGTCACCGACAGTGGTAACTGCACCGATACCGGAAGGCTGCTCATCGTCAACCTCAGCCAGTGGCGCGTCGGCGTCAAGCGCGAGTTGGCTGTCGAAACCGTCCGTGATGCCCCAAAACGTCAGAACATCATGGTCGTCAGCTTCCGTATTGCCCTACAAGCGTAGCGGGTCCAGGTCCACGGCGACCCACACCGCTCTCCAGTACGACATCACCGGAGTTTAAGCTCCTAAGGATTAAAGAACCAATAGGGAAAGCACCGCTGCGTTAGCAGCGCTATACAAGGAGGCTCTATGACAACCATCAGCCGGGCAGACCCCACCGCCGAAGCGGTCAAGAACAGTCTTTCAACGGATTAGTCGGGAATCGCTTACGTGGTGAAGCGGTACATCGTTGAGGACTTGGCATCGGGTACGCCAACCCCTTTGCCTTCGCCGTCCAGAATCCAGAAGGTGACGACGCAATCGACACCTTCTGGATTCTGGACATCACCACCGCCGGCGGCACTGGCAGTTCGGTATAGAAGGATTCCGATGTAGCTCTTTAGGCCTTATTTCATCCCGGCCAAGGACGGAGAGGCCAGTCCGCTCCGTCCTTGGCCGGCCTACTTGAACCACTCTGACGGGATAATTGGGATGTGAATCATCCGGAATGCTGCCTTGATACGTTTGCTGACCGTTTACCCTTGTAGGTTTTACTGTTTTGCTCTGTGCGTTAACTTGACTTGCTACTTTTAGTACGCTAGAATTTGCGCGTTTTCACATAGATAGTATTGTCATTCCTTAAAGTCAGGTGTCTGAGTTATTCCAAACGTTGACGATTGATTTAAGGATGTAAATTTTCGCCCCGCTAGGTTGATTTGCATCCATTTGGCCGATTCCCACGTAACACTAGCCAGAAAGCAGCGGGTGCACCCAGTTCCAAAATAAGCGGAGGAGTAATCATGCGGATACACCCTTGGGAGAGATTTCGGACGTTACTTCCCTTGTTGGCATCTTTTTCACTATTGCTGGCTGTTGCCTGCGGCGGAGCCGCGGCCGAGCCAAGAGTGATTGAGAAAGAGGTGATCGTCGAGAAGGAAGTAATCAAGGAAGTTCCAGTAGAAAAACAAGTAATTGTTGAGAAAGAAGTCGTTAAAGAAGTCGTTAAAGAAGTACCGGTAGAAAAACAGGTTATCAAAGAGGTAGAGGTTATCAAAGAGGTAGAGAAGGAGGTGATTAAAGAGGTCGTAATCCGGGCTACTAACACCCCTATTCCTACCGCTACACCAGGTGCGGCGGCTACTCCTCTGCCCAGCCAGCAGCCAAAGTACGGATCGCGCATCAACATGCGGGCTTACGCTGACACCAAGGACTGGGATCCGTTGGGTTCCTCGTCTCTTTCTAGCGTGATTTCTTATTCGCAGCTCTACAACCAGGTGGTACAGTACGACACCGTTGACACCAGCAAGGTCGTCTGTGACTTATGTGAGAGTTGGGACGTCACCAACGGTGGCACGAGATTTACGTTCAAGCTTATGGAAAACGTAAAATGGCAGGATGGCAATGATCTGACTGCCGACGATGTAGTTTACGCTCTTAAACGCTACTACAACCCCGATGTGTCCATGGGCCGATCCGGTCTTACCCGCCCATATGTCCTTACGGACCTTGATGAAGGATTAAAGAAGCTCGACCGTAACACGGTTGAATTCAACCTTCAATTCCCATCGGGAGCTTTCATCAAGTTCTTGGCAATTGATTATGCGAAGATTCTTCCCAAGCACCTCTTGGAGCAAGACATCGACCTGAACCAAGCTGAAAATGTCGAGAAATACAACTCCGGGTCAGGTCCATTTGTCTTGGATACATATCAACGAGGTCAATTCTACAAAGTTTCGAAGAACCCCAACTACTTCAAAGAAGGACGCCCGTATTTCGGTGGTATCGACCACTACATCATCCCTGACGCATCCCGGTTCGTCTCTGCGATGAAAGTGGGCCAGATTGACATGGCCAACGCGGGCGGGGCGTCACTAACTCCTAAGCAAAACGCTCAGCTGGTGGAGGACACCAATAGTGAGGTTGTCGCCCACTTCCTGTCACCCTCATTCAACGTGGGCCTGATGCTTAATATCAAGAAA